CATTTAGCCAAGGCTATGATGCAGTGGGTTTTTTGGATGCTGACTGCTATCTGCGACTGAATCATGTGCAGCACATGATAGCAGTGCTGAATCACAGCAGTGCCGATGCTGTGATAGCCACGCGAGTGATACACAGCGAAGATGACCGTGAGATGTACGTGGACCACATAGAAAGCAATGGCATCAACATGGTGGATACCAACAGCTGGTTCATCACACGTCGCTGCCTACATCTGCTGACAGCTTGGATCACTGAACCTAGCCAGCGTCTGTGGAGTGACAGGCACTTCAGTGCTGCTGTGTTGCACAGCGGCCTTGGCCTGGTGCGCAGTCAAGATCCCACTGTGGTATATGTCACACGCTGGGCATGGCACTACCAGCAGGCCGGCTGGCCCATACCAGATCATGCAGTTTGGATCAGTCACACTGCAGATGGTTCGCTGTGTCATGTGTCACATGCCAATAAGTAACGAGGAGAATTCAAATGTCTGCTGTGATTTATACCAAAACCCACTGTCCCTATTGCACTCGCGCCAAGGCACTGATGGATAGTCGAGGCATTGTGTACCAAGAACTGATCATAGGTGTGGCTGACCCACAGAGCCTCAAGCTCAAACCCAATCAGCAGCTCTGCACTCGAGAACAGCTGTTGAGTGCCTATCCAGATGCCAAAACTGTGCCGCAGATCTGGTTGCATGGCACGCACATCGGCGGCTATGACCATTTGGTCGCACATCTGTCAGCAGAGTAAGCACATGCCCTATATACCAGACGGTGCACCTCAGAGACGATCCAACTATCCAGGTGTGGTTGACGTATACAGCAGTACCAATGTCTACATCAACCGTGTGCAGGCTGCCACATGGAATGCGCCTGTGTACGGAGACAGCGTGCTGAGCCAGCTGGCTATCCCCACACCACCGCCTGTGCAGAATTATGCAGGAAATCCCGAGCAGATCAACAACTACAATGCCAGCGTGGCAGCAGCCAATGCCAATCCCGGACAGTTGGAAAGCGTGGGCCTGGGCGGAGGACCACAAGGAGCTCTTTCGGCACAGGCACAGGGATCACCTCCAGGTACCAACACCTCGGATCCCAACGATCTAGCTGGCAATCCTGATGTGCTGTCAGGCATACCCACTGCTACTGGAGACACACCCTTTGCTAGGTTGGAAAATCTGCTGAACCAAGTGCTGCAAGAAGCACTGGCTGGCAAATGGCATCGCAGAGGCACACCTGGCAATCCCAACATCCTGCAATGCTATCAGAAGAGTGTGGGAGTGCAGGAAGCACAGAGACTGGGTGCTGGGGATGCCACTGCATGGTGTGCGGCATTTGCAGGCACCATGCTGCAGGGAGCAGGTGTGGCAGCGTTACAGACGCTGCAGGCAGATGCCTATCGCAGCCAGTGGAGTGCCAAAACCGGAGCCACGGCTCTGTCTTTGACTCAGCCCAACACCTGGCGTAGAAACGATGTCTGTGTGATCAATGGAGCTGGTGGACACCATGTGGCATTTATCAGAGGAGCAGATCCCTCAAGTGGACGAGTGAACCTCATAGGTGGCAACCAAGGCAGCGATGTCACACAGATCAACTTCCTCAACACGTTCGGCTCCATAACCTACATTGGCCGGCACTGGACAGTACCTGCAGAATTTGACAAGCCCATACTTGGCAATCTGCAAAACGGCAGCATTGTGAAAACTCGCTGAGGTTGTGTTACAGCATTACTGCGGCTACACTGTGAAATAACAGGAGTGAAATCAATGCTATTGGAAAAGTTGTGGTCAGTGGGCGATGTCTGCACTCTGAAACTGTGCAGCGGTGAGGAAATCATAGCCAAAATCACAGATGCTGCTGATGGTCACATCACCATCAGCAGGCCTCTGTTGGTACAGATCAGCATGGATCCGCAGACCAATCGCGTGGGTCTGCAGATGATGCCGGGTTTTGTGCTCACAGGTCATCCTGATGCCAAGCTGAAGATTGCACTGCACAACGTGCTGACCATCACACCCACTGAGGACAGTGTGAAAAACACCTATCTCAGCAACACCACTGGCCTGCTGATGCCGTCATCAGGCAGCAGTCTGGTGTTGTGAACACTGTGATCATGCAGTGGCTGCAGGGACAGGCCTGCAGCCACTGCGGCCAACCAACCACTGCACTGTGTCATGAATTTGCCAGTGGCAATCGCAAATGGAGCTACTGGGCCCCACTGTATCACAATGCAGCACAGGGTCTGGGATTCTGTGGTGCTCTGTGTGCCACGGCCAGACATGAGGTTGACAGAATAGCAAAAATCCATATACATAGCAGTGATACTGTTTGACGGACGGCAAATGAGCTGAACAAGACGGGGTTTCAATACCCCCGGGTCCACCATTTAGGGGCCCGAAAGGGATCGATTGGCAGCATGAAGGCCAACTTTAGGTATCGGGTAAGACACGACCCACCATCAGTTCAACACTAGAAATGCCAATGACAACATTGCATTTGGAGACATGCTGCTAGCAGCGTGACTATTCCGAAGTTTGATCCACTTGGCAACATAACGGATCAGAGAAAGGGCAGGCCACTGCCCTTTCTTTTTGACACTGCTACCCGTCATTGGTATGTGTCAGCGCATCAGATTGCATTGCTGTGCTTGATGAGTTATGCTTTGCACAGCACTGAGGAGATTGCATGGGAAAATACATCTTTGTCACAGGTGCACCAGGCAGCAAGCTGGGCAGTTTGGTCAAGAACATCTATCACAGCCCAGATGTGGATCGTGGCGATCACAGCCCGCATCGCGAATGGCACAGTGCACATCACACTGTGCAGAGCTGTGTGCATGTTGGTGCACACTGGGGTCCTGGCATGGAGTTTGGTCAGTGGTTTGATCAGCTGGATCAACACAGTGTGGGCCTGTGCGAAGCAGAATTCGACCGACCTTGGACTGCCACTGCACAGGGTGGTGTGCGATTGATCAAAAGCCACATGTTTACAGCACAGATCGATTTCTTGCGCAGCAATTGGCCCAGCTGTCCAGTGGTTTTGACACAGCGGGCAGATGATGCCTGTCTGGGTCACTGGGTGCAGTGTGGTGAGTTTCGCTGTGGCTATCCTCGCTATCACTGGTATGAAGATCTGGACAACATGGCATGGCACATCGCACATCAAAATCGCCAGATTATGGCTGCTGCTCAGCGCCATGGTGCAGAATGGAACGTGGTTCATGTGTTGGATCTCTGTGAACAGCTGCAGATCACCCCGCCCGTGGGCGACTATTGGCAGCACTACGCAGCTGAAGCCATGCAGGTGGCAGTGTTGAAATAGGGTCTTGTGCAGGTCCGGTCATTGTGCTATAACTAGCTGATGCAAAACCAATCCAACGAAATCACCAGACTGACTGACTACGCGCATCATCGTCTGCGCACGGAGATGTATCTGGGCAGTCGCAGTCCACACACTCAGACCATAGTCAACTGGGACGGCCAAGCGCTGAGTCCCGTGGAAGTGACTTGGACTCCAGCGGTCTACTGTGCATTTCGCGAAATTCTAGACAATGCCTTGGATGAAGTCATTGGTCATGCTCAGGGCAGTGCCATTGATGTGACCTATGATCCCAAGGAGCTGCGTTTCTCAGTCAGCGACGACGGGCGAGGCATTCCCATAGACTGGGATGATGCCGAGGGCATGCACAAGGCCACCTTGGCTCTCACACAGGCTCGTGCTGGACGCAACTTTGGTGCCAGGCAGGAGGTGCGTGGAACCAATGGCATTGGTGCCAGCACTGTGGTCAGCTGCAGCGAACAGTTCAGCGTGGACATCATCAGAGATGGCCAGCGCTTTCAGCAGACCTTTCGTGAGGGCAGCGAAACCTTTCCTGAATTGGATGTGCGCGATCCTGTGATCGTCCCCCACACAGGCAAGACCGGCACCACTGTGACCTTCAGGCTCAGCAAGACTGTGTTCAAGAAAGCTGTGTTGCCCTTGGCCTTTGTCAAGGCACGCATGATGGAAATTGCGGCAAATCATCCAAAAATCCGCTTCACTTTCAACAAGCAACGCATCACAGTTAAGCCCACAGTGGCCAAGACATTGTTTGATGGGCGAGTGACTATACCCATTGACATTCAGCACAGCAACTTCAAGAGCACATTCTACCTCGTGCCAAACTTTGCTGCAGAGGGCGAGTATCTACACACCACAGTGAACGACATTCCTGCATTCAATGGTGGCCAGCACATTGACACATTCAAGCGACTGTTCTATGGTGGGCTGATCCGTGCATTGGAACGAGAAAGCAAGCGCCGAGGCCTGGTGCCCAATCGTTCAGACATAGCAGATGGGCTGTTGATCTACAATGTCACTGTGATGCATGCACCAAATTTTGACAGCCAAAGCAAGACTCGGCTGATCAATGATGATGTGGACAGCTACATCAAAACCGTGCTGGAAGATGATGCCACGCTGAAAACTGTGATCAAAAACCACAAGCCATGGATTGACCAAATCTACGCTCGCTGCGCAGCTCGCACGCAGAAAAAAGACGATGCCGAACTGGCCAAACAGGCCCGCAAGATGATGCGCACCAAGGTGCCCAAGCTGTTGGATGCCAATGGCAAGGACCGCAGCAAGTGCATTCTGCTGATCACAGAAGGTGACAGTGCCAAGACCATGGTCAGTGCTGTGCGCGATCCAGAAGTGCATGGTGCACTGCCACTGCGCGGCAAGATCCTCAACGTCAGAGGCGAAGCACCCAAAGCACTGTTAGACAACCAGATCCTCATGGATCTCATGACCAGCATTGGCTGTGCGCTGGGACAGCGTGCTGAACGCGGCGACTTGCGTTATGGACAGGTATGGCTGGCAGCTGACCAAGATCCAGACGGTGCCAACATCACTGCGCTGCTGGTCAACTTCTTCTATCTTCATTGGCCAGAGCTGTTTGACCCAAAATTACCCACATTCTTCTCGGCGCTGCAGACACCGTTCATCATCCAGGAAAAGGGCAAGAACCGCCACTACTGGTATGCTGATGACTATCACACCTATGATGCCAAGGACTGGAAGGGCGCTCCCAAGCCCACACGCGCCAAGGGTCTGGGTTCGTTGGAGGAAGCAGATTGGCGGCATAGTCTGGTTAAGCCCAAGCTGATACCAATCACAGACGATGGTGGTCTTGGCGATGCACTGAGGTTGATCTTTGATCCCCGGGGTGCAGATGCCCGCAAGGCTTGGATTGCATTGGATGCATAGTGTGTGGCAGGCCAGTGAGCCTTCCGTCCCATTGGGCACAATGCGGATTGATCATGTCAGAGATCTCACCTGGGCAATTGAAAACACAATTGTGAGTTTTCTGACTCTGAACCCAGATGTTGCAGAATGGTGCAGTGCCAATGTCAGAGCATGGAGCACAGATCTCATTGCTGTGCGCGTGCACAGGCACCAGACCCATAGTGAATATTGCTTTGCACTGCACAGCATCACAGCTGACGAACGTGTGGCAGCCCGCTTGCGATTCAGCGACGCAGTCAGTGACTGATGTCACAGCTGTGCAATTGACATCAGTCAACTGTGGCCAGCCACACAGGCTCTAGACATGCACACAAACAGCTGCTACACTGTGTCTAGGATTGGAACCGAGGCTCATGAGCACATACGCCAACACCACAGACTACATCAAAGGCATATCTCGAGACTACAGTATCTATGTGTGTCAGACTCGTGGCATTCCCAGTATCTGTGACGGATTGAAGGATGCACAGCGCAAAGGTCTGGATGTTATCAAGCCCCTGGCAGACAAGATCAAGACCATTTCGCTAGCAGGTCTGATGATCAGCTCCAACCGATATCTCCACGGAGATGCCAGCGCAGCAGAAACACTGAGCCTCATGGCAGCACCCTACTGCAACAACGTGCCTTTGCTGCAGGGCATTGGTGCATTTGGCACCAAGGTTGGACCCACAGACTGGGGTGCTGCACGCTACACCTATCTCAAGCGCAACAGCTACACAGATGCTCTGGTGTTCACGGACTATGACATTGTGCCTCTGAAAGAAAACTACGATGGCAGTGTCTGGGAACCCAGAAACTATCTGCCTCTGATTCCCATGGTGCTGCTCAACGGCATCTCAGGTATTGCCGTGGGTTGGAGCACAGACATCTTGCCACGCACACTGGCAGACATCATTGATGCCACCGTGGCTGCCATTGGCGGCAAACCCATCAAGCCTCTGGTACCTTGCTATGATTACCTCAACTGCCGTGTGCGCAATATCAATGGCAACAGCTGGGAGTTCACTGGACGCTGTCGCATAGACGGCAGCACTGTGTGGGTAGAAGAACTGCCGCCTGATCTCAGTCTTGAGAAGTTCAAGTCTCGGCTCAATGCCATGGAGGAAGAGGATCAGATCCAGACCTATATTGATCGCAGCACCAAGACAATCTGCATAGAGATTCGGTTCAAACGCGGCACCATAGCAGATTGGACCGAGGACACAGCTGTGGACTTCTTCAAGCTGCGCAGCCGGGCCACGGAGCGCATCGTGGTCCTGGACTGGAACCACAACAGTGTGCGACAGTTTGATTCTGCTGAACAGGTGGTCGCTGAATTTGTGGAATGGCGCCTCGGCTGGTACAACACTCGCTATACCAAACTCATAGCAGATCTCACACATCAGCTGAATTGGAACCGGGCCATCAAGGCCTGCATTGATGCCAAGCTGCCAGCCTGGTTACCAGCAGCTGCTGATCGCGCAGCTGTGTTGGCACGAGTCAAGACCATCACTGACACAGCCCAGGTCACAGTGGATGATGATCAGATTGATCGTTTGGTCAGTTTGCCCAGCTATCGTTGGGCCAAAGATACCTTGGCCGATGTCACAGCCAAGATTGCAGATCTCACCGCAGTCATTGCTGAGCACCAGCTGGTGCTGGCAGATCCCGCGCGGCAGCGTGAGATCTACAAGCGAGAAGTCTTGGCGTTGAAAAAGCTGCCAAGCATCAGCCGATGACACTGGATCAGATCAACGGCATCTGCATCATCAGTCATCCACGCAGTGGCAGCACACATCTCAGCCATCAGCTGCACACTGCAGCTGGCCAGTCGCACAGCAGTGTGTGGTGGCTGGGAGAACTGCTGAATCCTGCAGCAGCGTCGTTTGACAGATTCAGCCGTCGGCTACTG